ACAATATGGAATGGTTTAAATCAAAAGCAGGGCAATTAATCGCTTTAGCAACCATCGTAAGTACCTTAGCGGGATTTGGTTACGCGGGAGCCGGTTACGTTAATCGTTTAGAAAACCTAGAAAAAAAGATAGGGGGTCTAGGCGAAACAGAAGATGCCCAACAAGTCATAGAACAAAGGTTTGCGACTATTGAAACTTCAGTAGAGTATTTAGAAAAAGAAATTGATGGTATAGAGATTCCTGATAACAACGATAAACTTTCTAATATGAAAGCATCAATCGCTAGTTTAACTAACGATGTAGAAAGAATACTTAGTGATATTGAAAAACTAGAGGATGGGAATAAAAATCCTTTAGCAAATTAACCATGAAAATAGCTTTGATAATGGGTGTGCTATTGCTTTCTACTGTAGCAGGTTCTGCCTTTTGGGTTAATTCATTACAATCACAGATTGGTACATTAAAAGGCAATCAACTTGTTTTAGAAGCCAAAGTCCAAGAACAAAACGAAGCTATTGAAACCGCTTTAAACAACCAAAAAAAAGCACAAACCCTCATGGCTTCTTTAGAAAAAGAGAAGCAAGAAGCGATGCGTAATGTTAATAAGCTAAGAAAAACATTTGCTAAACACGACTTAGATGAATTGACTTTAGCGAAACCAGAACTCATGCAAGGCAAAATAAATAGGGCTTCCAAACGAGTTTTAGAAAATTTAGAAAAATTAACCGACCCCAACCAATTTGATGAAAAAGTTAGCGATACTACTTAGTTTAGCTGTAGTGGCTTCAAGCTGTTCTATGATGGGAGATAGGGTCAAACCTGTTTCTGTAACCACCATTGCCAAACAACAACCAATGTACCATCCGCCTTTACCCATGGAAGTGCAAATGGATCCCGTTGATTGGGAGATACTTACGCCAGACAGTATGCAATTGTATCTAGACAATTTAGAGAAAAAGGAAGCACCGAGAAGAGCATTTTATACATTGTCCAGTAAAGAGTATGAACATTTAAGTATGGACATGGCAGACATCACTAGATACATTACAGAGATATTGGGAATCGTTAGATTTTATAGAGATTACGATAAAGAAGAAGAGGAAAAAAATGAGTGAAGCACCAGAGGCTTTTGTTTACAACGCAACAATGGAAAGAGTTATAGACGGTGATGGGTTTGTATTAAGTGAAATAGATTTAGGTTTTAAAGTAAAATTAGCCAACCAATCGGTCAGAATGGCTGGAATTGACGCACCCGAATCTAGAGTAAATACTAAAAGACAACCTGAACGAATTAAAGAAAAAGCGTTAGGCTTAAAAGCAAAAGAAAGATTGAAAGAATTATTAACAGGGGATATAAGAATTAAGTCATTGGGCCGTGGCAAGTATGGAAGATTGCTCGCCATACCATACGACTGTAACGGGAATGACATTTGTGCAAAACTTATTGAAGAGGGTTTGGCTGCTCCTTATTGGGGTGGTACAAAGAAAGCAAAAGTCAGAGATGACGGAACTTGGGGAGAATAATATGCAAATATCGCAAGAAGGTTTGTCGCTAATAAAAAAATACGAAGGCTGTGAGCTAGAAGCTTATTTATGCCCCGCAAAAGTTTGGACAATTGGTTATGGTCACACCAAAGGAGTTGAAGAAGGCAATAAAATAACCAAAGAAGAAGCAAATTACATGCTACAAGAAGAAATGATTGAGTATGAAGGCTATGTTAATGACATGGTAGATGTGGAATTAAACCAAAGCCAATACGATTCTTTGTGCGCCTGGGTATACAACTTAGGACCTACAAACTTTCAAAGCTCTACGTTATTAAAAGTTTTAAATGAAGGAAAATATAACGAAATACCACAACAAATTAAAAGATGGAACAAGGCTGGTGGTGAAGTCTTAAATGGTTTAATACGCAGAAGAGAAGCAGAGGCTTTATTATTTGAAGGAAAAGAATGGCTTTAACTAAACTAATACTTAATCCTGGCATTAATAAAGAGTCTACTGACCTTATGGATAAAGGCGGATGGGCTGATGGTAATTTAATTAGATTTAGAAAAGGGTTGCCAGAAAAAATTGGTGGTTGGAATAAAGCAACAACTGAAAACTATGAAGGAACAGGTCGTGCATTGACGGCATGGGTTGCTCTTGATGCTACAAAATATTTAGGATTAGGAACTACTTTTAAATACTACATTACAACCGGGGATATTCTTAACGATGTAACTCCAATTCGTGTAACTACAGGAGCCAATGAAATTTCTTTTGCTAAAGAAGGTAACGGAGATGCGACTCTTAATGTTACGGACACTGCCCATGGAGCGGTTGTAAACGATTTTGTAACTTATAGCGGTTGTGTAAGTTTAGGCGGTCTTATTACAGCTAGTGTACTAAACCAGGAATACCAAATTACCACCATTACGAGTGCCAATGTTTATACGATAGAAGCCAAGGACACTAGCGGTGATGAGGTTACTGCCAACGCTAGTGATAGTGGCAATGGTCAAGGCACTGTTATTGGTGCGTATCAAATTAATGTTGGTCTTGATGTGTACGTTTCTTCTACTGGTTGGGGAGCAGGCCTGTGGAGTGCTGGAACATTTGGATCTGCAACAGCTTTGTCTGCCACAGATCAATTAAGATTGTGGTCGCATGATGCTTTTGGTGAAGATTTAATTATTAATCCTAGAAATGGAGGAATATATTATTGGGATGAATCATCAGGATTAAGTAACCGAGCAGTAGACATTACAACTTTATCTGGAGCAAATTTATCTCCAACAAAAGGTCTTCAAACTATTGTTAGTGATGTTGACCGTCATGTTATTGTTTTAGGTGCAGATGCTATTTCTGGCAGTGCCAGGACAGGAAACATTGATCCATTGTTAATAGCATTTTCTTCTCAAGAAAGTATTACAGATTGGGAACCAACTTCTACAAACACAGCAGGATCGTTAAGACTTTCATCAGGATCTCAAATTGTTGGTGGACTAAGAGCAAGACAAGAAATCCTTATATGGACTGACACAGCTTTATACAGCATGCAATTTGTAGGTGCTCCGTTTACTTTTGGAGTTAATTTAATTAACGAAAACGTTGGTCTTATATCTCCAAATGGATTTGTTAATGCACCTGATGCTGTGTATTGGATGGCTAGAGATGGATTCTATACTTACAACGGATCAGTACAAAGATTGCAATGTTCTGTTTTAAATTACGTTCTTGATGATTTTAATTCAAATCAATCATTTAAAGTTACAGCATTTACAAACAAAGAGTTTAATGAAGTGGGTTGGTTTTATCCGTCTTCTTCCAGTACAGAAATAGACAGATACGTTACATACAATTATTTAGAAGGAGCATGGAGCATCGGAGAGCTTTCACGAACAGCATGGCTAGATGATGGCATATTTGAAAAACCTAGAGCAACAGGCAAAGACAGTTCCGTTAATTATATTTATATACATGAAGATAGTGATGACGCAGATGGATCTCCAATGAATAATGTTTTCATTGAATCCGGTGATATTGATATTGAAGATGGAGAAAAGTTTGGCTTTGTAAGAAAAATTATTCCAGACGTTAAGTTTTTTGGTACTAATTCTACTGGTGGGCAAATAAATTTTGTTTTAAAAACAAGGAACTTTCCCGGAGACAGCTTAACTACAAACTCTACCAACGATGTAACTAGTAGCACACAACAAAACTATGTTAGAGCTAGGTCTAGACAAATGGTGTTTAGAGTGCAGTCTGATGATGATGCATCAACAGGGTCAAGAACTGGGTTTAAATGGAGACTTGGAGCAAATAGAATTGAGATAAGGCCTGATGGTAAAAGGTAATGGCAAAACTTCTCAACACTAGACTGCCATTAGCATTAAAAGATGTAGATCCTAATACGTTTAATCGTCTAGTCAGAGTGCTAGAAATTAACTTAGGAGAGTACGACACAAGCGCAACTCCTCAATTTAATGATTCAGAGATTACCACTTTAGCTTTTAATGCAGGTGATGTAATATGGAATACATCTATCGGTGTATTGCAAGTGTATACTGGCAACCGATGGATACAGTTACATACTCCTGTGAGTCCACAAGGTTATGAGCTGCAGTCATCGGTAGGTTCTGTTACTGTTAAAATAGCGGGAGATACCACAATAAATCTTGGTTCTAGTAATGAATACTGGGACATAGAAAAATGGTACACATAAATAATATAATTTAATAATGAAAAATTTATCACAAGGAAACAAAGGAATAAAAGCTTTAGCTAAAAACAATCCAGCCCTTGTTGAAAATAGATTTGGTTATGATGTACCTGGTTTTTTTGGAGGAGGAAATATTAGTATTCCTCGCATTGGAGATATTGATAGATTAATAGAACGTAATCTAGCTAATTTATCAGACGATCCAAATTTTAATTATGCAAGAGATGTGTTGGGAATAAATATTGCAGAAGAAGATCAAACAGGACTAAGTCCAGAAGAAATAGAAGCAAAACTAGCTGCATCTAGATTAGCAAGGGGCTACGGATCAAGTGGTGGAATGGGAACAGGCGGAGGTAATTATGCAAGTACAACACCAGGCGCGCCTATATCTATTAATGCAAGAGATGAGACTCCAGATGCTTACAGATTTTATCCTAGTGAAGTATCAAAACTTTATTCACAAATGAAAGGCGTACCTTTTTCGCCATTAATAGCACCTCCTAAAGAAGCTACTTACATAGACAGCATGCAACCTAGAAAAATAAAAAGTCAGTTGTATGCAAAAGATGGAACTTACGTTAATGCTAATCCAGCTTTATCTAGTTACATGAAAGATGCTATTCATACGAAATATTATGGAATGCCTACAGCGCCTCTTAGAATGGGTATCAATGCAGCAGATAAACTTTTTGGCAATAGACCAATATTAGGAGGAATAACAAACGCACTTTCTGGTGGATTAAATCGTATGGATGATTTTACTAGAAGTTTATTAGACAAAGAAACTTATAAACAAAGAAACGAACAAGCAAACGAACAAGAAAACGAACAAGTAAATGAACAAGTAAACGAACTAGTAAACGAACAAGTAAACGAACAAGAAAACGAACAAACAAATAAAAGAAGAATGGAACTTCCTCGTTTTCAACAAGACAGAGATGCTATATTTCAAGAAAACGTAGAGGCTTTTCAAAACAGAGACTCAAGGCAAATGATGGCAGAAGGCGGAGAAGCTTTTCCAGAAAGAGAAGAATTAGTGACAGGACCGGGTGGTGAAAAAGGAGATAAAATACCTGCTATGTTAAGTGACGGTGAGTTTATCTTTAACTCAGCTGCTGTTAGAGGCATGGGAATCATGGCCGGTGCAAGCCCAGATGATGAATACGAACAAAGATTAATGGGTGCTCGTAAGATGTATGAATTTCAAAAAGAAGCTGAAGAAATGGCTAAGAGGTATGCGTAATGGGAATATTTAGTAGTAAAACAAAAGTAGCTCCACCCGCTGATGTTATAACCACGCCTCAAACTGGTTATTC